GCCGGAGCAACCGAAGCGGAGGCGGAAAGCCTGGCCCCCGTGATTGCTGCCGTACTGACCGGCGAGGAGATCAGCGGCAACCAGGCTGGCGCTATTGCCAAGAATGAAGCGGCTGTTTCCGTTTTGGGAAACGCCACCGGGGAGGAAATCAACACTGACGCGCCCCTGGGAGAGGTCAAGGCCACCATTCGGGGCCTTGCAAGCCGCCAGAGCGCCGCGACAGAAACCGCAGCGACCGAGGACACCCCCGCGCCTGCGGCAGCGACAGAGGCCGCGCAGTCCCCCGTAGAAGCCCCTACGCCGGTAACGGCGGAGGACATGGCCCAGCGCAACGTCCAGGCGATTGCCGACTTTGCCAAGACGATGGACAAGGCGGGCGCTACGGCCCTTACCAAGATGTATAACGAGGGCCAGAACGCCGAACAGTATATCGCCGGTATGATCCGCGCCTACAATGCCGGTAAGAATGGCACCAGCCGGGCGGAGATCATCAACGATCTGCAAGGCATCACCGGCACGCAGGCCCAGGCAGCCTACATTGCCGGGCAGGCGGACGCGGACGGCGCACAGACCGTTGCGAAAACCAATAAAGCCGATTATACTATCGGTGAGACGACCAACGAGGAGGGCGTAAACAATGGCACAGAAACAGTTTATCTACGCGAAAGCAGCCAACGGGATCACAGTGCGAATTCCGGCAGAGGATTACGACAGCTGGAAGAAAGCACAGGACGAGATCCGGGCTGGCAAACGCAAACTGAACCCGCAGACAGTGAAGCGTCTAACCTCTCTTATGGGCGGGAAGTAAGCTCCGCCGACCTGGGTATTGACGGCGGCGTGGACAGCGACGCGGTTTACCTGGTGACCAGTGGCAGCACTGCTGCTACCCGTGCAGCAAAAGCCGAAGCTGACAAGCGCGGGCTGAAGCTGGTGCTGTTTGGCGGCGGCGATATCCACTCTGCACTGGCTCCGGGCGGCGCAAACGGCTATGTGGACGAAACGACCATGTATGTTCGCGCAGACGACCCGGACTTTACCGCAGACCAGATCGCGCGGCATGAGGGCGGCCACGACATGATCCGCAAGGGCGAGGTTGACATTGCGGAGGTTCGTAGCCGCATTGAAAAGCTCGTCGGCGGAAAAGGTATGGTTGAAACTGCTGCGGAGCTGTACGCCTGGGCCTATGAGGGTTCTACTCTCACCCCGGAACAGGTGTGGGAGGAGTGTATCTGCGACAGCCTGGGCGATATGAATATCTTTGCCGGGGCGTTGGACGGGCTGGGCGATTTTATCCCAAATCTACACGCAACCGTAAAAAGTGCCGTGGCAGAAAGCACCCGCGCACCGCGCGGCCCACCCGACAGCAGCGAAAGCAAGGCGAGCAGAAGAAAAAGGAGTGACTTGGATGGACAAGAAACAGAAAAGTCTGGAAAACTGGCGCAAGATCGCCAAGTGGCTGCAAGAGGAGCAGAAAAAGCAGGGGCTGCCGGTATCGACGGACGAAGAAGTGGAAGCGGCAGCGCAGGAAGCCGTGCGGATCAAGTACGATACCAAGACCTGACCAAATACGAGCAGGAGCGCGTTTCCGAACTGCTGGTAACGCCGGTGGACAACTGCCCGGAGTGGGCTGCTGTCATTCGACGCATTCCCATCAACACCGCCGCCGAAAGTCTTTTCAACGCCGTTGTGGACGGCGCGCCTGTGGTGAAAATCCTCGCAGCGGAGGTTCCTGGGTTTGCAGAGGCGGTAGCCAAAGTCCGCAAGTTTGTTAATCGACAGGCACCCAAGGGCCGCAGTGCCAGCACTTCCCGTGACACCTCTCCCTCTGGGGAATATGATGCTGACGGCGGACAGCTCACCGTGGCCCAGGCAGAATTCTTCAAAAACAGCAAGATCCGCGACGCGAACGGTAGGCTGTTGGTGCTATATCACGGCAGCCGGAGCGAGGCATTCTCCGTTTTCGATCTCTACGAGGGCGTTTGGCTGACCCCAGACCAACGGTACGCCGAGATCTACGCTGACAACTGGCGCAGTTGGCGTGACGATATGGGTATCGGCCTGGAGGATCGCGCATTGAATGGGCTGGAGCCGGAGATCTACGCCGACCCCGACCTGCGCCTCTACAAAATGTACGCCAACGGCGAGAAGCCGGTAAACCTGGGAGAGCTGGATGGGCCGCTTACGGAGAGAAAAGTGCGCGAGCTGGCCAGAAAGCTGGGCGTTAAAACCGCGGATCTTCGCAAGCTGGCAGAGCCGTACATGGACGAATACACCTATTCCCTCACTCGCTCCCATGAATTTATGGAGCTGGCAAAAGCACATGGGTTTGACAGCTTCGCTGCCACCGAAAGCGGGCGCGAAACCTACTGTATTTTTGCAAGCCCTGACCAGGTGGCGCTTACCACCAACAAGACCCCCAGCAGCAACCCGGACGTGCGCTACTCCCGCCGCCTCAACCTGGATAATATCAAGGGCAAGGCCGACGAAGTGGCAGCGACGCTGGAAACCTACCACGCAGAGCTGAACCAGGAATACCGGGCGCTGGAGGAGCAGGATCGCCAGTTCAAGGAAACCGCCGAATATCAGAAGTTTCTGGACGCAATCTCCAAAAGCGGCATCAAATCCGATAACCTGGACAAGGTCGTTGCAGAATATTCCGCATGGGAGAAAGCCTCCGGTTATGGCCAGGTCGTTAAGGACATGGAGGCGCTGCGGGGCGAAATGAAAACCGTACTCGGTCGGCTGCAGCGCGTCAAGGAGCAGGCGGCGAAAGATGCGCGGGAAGCCTATCGGGCGCTCTATAGCGAGGAATTCTCCAAGAAGTACGCCAACAAGGCGGCCCGGAAGTTCGGTACCACCAGCCGGTTTGATCTGGCGGGCTACCTGACGGTGAACGGCTCTCTGCTGGATTTCTCCGAGAGGCAAGGCTACCGCGTACAGGATCACCGAGAGATCGCGGAAGTTCTCGACTTCCTCCCGGAGGATCCCGGGTATTCTGACGGTTTGATCGAATTTATGAACATGGGCAATATCCGTATGCAGAGTTACGGCATTGACATTTCCCAGCCACCCAACGCAAAGCAGGTTCCTATCCTGCGCCGGTTCTTTGCCCACCTTGACGGTGAGGTTACGGTTGATTTCAGCCGGGAGAACGGCGACAGCGCGGGTAGCGTTGACTATGCCGAGGGTACCCGGCCCGACAAGATCCTGCGGGACATTGACTACTTCTTCAAAAACGGAGAAGTGCCGGAGCAGAGCGACGTTGCCAGGTTCCACGGCATGTATAGCCGCCGCCTCTCCTTAAACGAGGAGGACACGCAGGATCGTTTTGCGCCGGAGTTCTACTCCAAAATGGAACGGGCCGTTGAGGCGATCAAGGGTAACAAGATCGGCGCTGCGTCCGTCGTTCCCTACCTGACCGGCAGGGGCATTAAGGCGGAGGAGATCAAGTGGAGTGGACTTTCTTCCTATCTGGCCGGTAAGAAATCCGTAAACCGTGACGAGCTGCTGGCCTACCTGCGGGACAACCGCCTGGAGATCCAGGAGGAAGTACTGGAGGACGAAAAAGGAACCCGCCCGCAGACGTTTGACGACCAGATGGCCGAGCTGGAGGCGCAGATGGACACCAAGGTTGAGGAAGCTGCGGAGTTGTGGCAGAAAGCCTATGGTGAACCGCTGCCCGCTGCTCTGTTGGATGGCGACACGGCTGACAACATCACGCTGGAGATCATGAACCGAAACGGCGGTATTCGGGACTTTGTCGGCGTTTCCGCCCTTTCTGATGCCGAGCGCAAGCTGTATTTGACGGTCGCTCCAGAAATCAAGCAAATCAGTCTGCGCCAAGAGGATTTGTGGGATCGCGCACAGGCTTATTCCGTGAACACCAGCAAGACGAAATGGATGCAATACAAGCTGGATGGCGGAGAAAACTACCGGGAGTTCCTATACAAAATGCCTGGCAGCGACTACACCAACCGGGCTATGCAAGTTCACTGGGGCGACAACACAGGTGTTCTGGCCCACGCCCGCGTGCAGGACTTTGAGCATAACGGCGAGCCTGTTATGTTTGTTGAGGAGATCCAGAGCGACTGGCACAATGCAGGCCAGAAGCTGGGATACAGCAAGAGTAAAAGCGCGCATGATATTAAAAAACGGATGGACGAAATCGACCGGCAAATTGCTTCCCTTGCGCTGCCGTCCGACGATCTTCCCGACGAGGAGTGGTTCGCTGCGTTGGATGTGTACCACAAAAAAATTCGGCAGCTCAACGAAGAACGTTCTCGTCTGTTTAACCAGTGGTACAGCCTGAAAGACAAAGGCCCTGTACCCGATGCCCCATACTCCAAAACCTACCACGAGTATGTACTGAAATCCCTGCTGCGGAAAGCGGCAGAGGGCGGGTATTCGTATCTGGCCTGGACACCCGGCTGGCTCCAGGAGGAGCGCTGGAGTGATGAATACGCCGAGGGCTACCGCATTGAGTACGATCAGGATATTCCCAAATTCCTGAACAAGTACGGCAAGCAGTGGGGCGCACGGGCAGAAGATATTTCTCTGGACGGCTTGCGAAACATCACCGTTCACGCGATCCCCATCACGGATGAAATGCGCGGCAGTGTGCTTTACGAGGGCCAGCCCAAGTTCAGCCGCAAGATCGTCTCCTTTGATGATCTGCGGGAAGAAAACCGCCTACTGAAAGAACGGCTGGACGAGCTGAAAGGCATTGAGAAGCAGGCGGCCAACAAGGCGAAGCAGGCGGAATACTGGAAAGGCCAGACCCGGCGCACCACCCAGCCCACACTCCGCCAGGAGGATGTGGACAAGCTGGCCAAGCGCCTGATCCGCGACTACGAGGGCACCGTTGCTGCGGAAGATGTTGCAGGCGAGCTGAAAGCCCTGGGAGAATTCATCATGCGCGGCGGCGACGGGAAGAATGAGCTGACCTGGACGGAGGTTAAAGACCGGGCTGTGTCCATTGCCCGCGATATTGCGGAGAGTGCGGAGGCGCTGGTGGACAACGGCGAGGCTGAAACCTACCGCGAGATCCGTTCCCGCCTGCGCAAGCAGCGCATCGCTTTCAATGACCAGGGCGATATTGCCGACTACGGGGACTTCCGCAAGCGGAATATGGGTAAGTTTATCCTGGCAAAGGACGGCCTGCCCATCGACGTTCTGTGGGGCGAGCTGAACAGCACCTACGGTGAGGGCTACTTCCCCAGCGACATTATCCACCCGGCAGACCAGCTGGTGCATCTGGCGGAGCTGCTGGACGACCTGCGGCCCGTTTATGAAAATCCGCACAGCCGATACATGGCGGAGGCTGTGGAGTATCTGGCCAACGACATTGTGGATAGCCTGATCGACGAGAGCGTGCGCCAGACCGCACCTACCTTTGCAGATCGGCAGGCAGCTAAATTGTCCGAGCAGAAAGCAAAGGACGCGCAGCGCCTTTCTGCCCTGCGGGAGCAGAAGAACGCCAAGATCAAAGATATCCGCCAGCGCGGCGTGGAAAAGACCAGAGAGGCCGTGCAGCGCGTCCGGGACGACCGCGACCGCAAACTGCGCACCCTGAAGCGCCACTACCAGCAGAAAGAGGCACGCGGCAGAGATAATCGCAAAGCCGCTGCTCTGCGCCACAAGATCCAGAAGCACGCCAAGGAATTGAGCCGAGAGCTGCTTCGGCCCACCGATAAGCACCATATCCCGGAGGCCCTGCGCACCCCGGTTGCAAGGCTCCTGGAGGCTATCAACCTGGAGAGCAACTACGAGCTGGAGTACGGCAAGGACGCAAAATACCACCGCGTAAAGCCCGGTGAGAGCCTGTACGCAGAGGCGACAAAACGCACCCAGGCGTTTGCGGCCCTGAAAGAGGCCTACGCCAAAATCGGCGGCGACCTGGTGGTAGATCCGGCCCTGCTGGGCATCGACGGCGAGACTGGCTGGCTGGACGAGGTTATCGCTATGGCCGGTAAACCGATTGCCGATATGAACAGCAAGGAACTTGAAACGGTTTGGCAGACGATCAAAGCTGTTGAGAACAGCATCCGCACGGCAAACAAGGCCTTTGCCGCCGGTAAGTTCCAGAGCATCAGCGAGGCAGCGGGCGCTCTGCTGGCAGAAAACAAGGGCAAAACCGGGCCGAATGAGAACCCCAGGATCAGCAAGGCGCAGAACCTGTTGCGGCTGGATATGCTTACCCCAGAGGCCTACTTCCACCGGCTGGGCAAGGTTGGCGACACTTTGTTCCGATCCATGCGCAATGCCCAGGATCAGCATATCCGCATTATGAAGCAGGTTGCCGACTTTACGCATGAGCTGCTGAAAGATACAGATGTTCGGAAGCTGGAACGCACGTTGCACACCGTGGAGCTGGGCGAGGAGAAAGTCACCCTGTCTACGGCCCAGCTTATGGAGCTGCACGCCCTGATCCGGCGCGGCGAGCAGGCGATCAACCACATTCTTGTGGGCGGCATCCTGCCGGAAGCCAGGGCTGGAAAAGAAAACGGCAAGCGCCGCAACCTGGCACGCAGCAACACGCCCGTTCGCGGCATCACCTGGGAGCAGCTGGCAAAGGCTGTTTCCCTGCTCTCCCCGGAGGAAATCGACATTGCAGACGCGCTGCAAGGGTATCTGTCCGGCCCTATGAGCGAGCATGGCAACAAGGCAAGCATGGAGGTTTACAACTACAAAAAGTTCACCGAGGAACGTTACTGGCCAATCCGTTCCAACAGTCAGGATATTCGCAAACAGGACGCTGCCGCCAGGAACAATGTCGTCACCAGTCCTGCCAATTACGGCATGACCAAGGCGACAAAGCCGAAGAGTGATACCAGCCTGCAACTGGGGAGCCTGTTCGACACGTTCTCCACTCACACAAGCCAGATGGCCACGTATTCCGCCTGGCTGGGTGTGACAGAGGATCTGAACCGCATCCGCAACTTTATGTTCCGCAATGAGCAGGGCGAAAGAACCGGCGGTGTGCAGGAAATCCTCGACCGGGTACATGGCAGAGGCGGCGGAGAGTATTTGCAGAAGCTCCTCTCGGACATTTCCATCGGCGTTAAGGGCCGCCACGCAGAAACCAACTACGGCGGCGCTCTAATCGGCAATTTCAAGGCTGCTGCCGTCGGTGCCAACCTGCGCGTGATCGCGCAGCAGCCCACGGCGATCCTCCGCGCTATGGAGCAGATCAACCCCAAGTATCTGCTGGCCGGAAACCTGAAACCGTTTGCCGGTTGGAAAAAGGCCAGAAAGTATGCACCCATTGCCCAGTGGAAAGACTGGGGCTACTTCGACATTCATACCGGACGACAGATGAAAGACGTTCTCTTTGAAACGGATAGTCCGCTGGATAAGGCTCGCAACTTCACAATGGCGGGGGCCAGCCTGGCCGACAGCTACGCTTGGGGCGTTCTCTGGAATGCCTGCGAAATGGAAGTGCGTGCCGAACGCGCCAATCTGGCCATTGGCAGTGCTGAATACTACCAGACGGTGGCGGAGCGCTTCACGGAAATCGTTGACCACTCCCAGGTGGTGGACGGCATCATGCAGCGCAGCCAGATCATGCGCAGCGACAATGAGCTTACCAAGATGGCCACATCCTTTATGGCAGAGCCGACGAAGCAGTACAACGCGCTCATGAGCGCCGTCTACGACTTCCGCAACGCCCAGGGTAAGGCGGCCAAGAAAACCGCCGGAGGGCGGCTTGCAAGAGTAACAACAGTGCTTTTCGTTGCAGCAATGGTAAATGCTGCGGTGCAGAGCCTGGTTGATGCGCTGCGGGACGATGAAAAGGAGCGCGACTACTGGGATCGGTTCTTTGAGGCCTATACCGGCATCGGCGAGGACGGCTTCACTGCCCAGAGCTTGCTGGACGGCAATGCCCCGGCAGCGCTGAACCCGCTGTCCATGATCCCGTTTGCAAAGGATATTTTCTCTGCTATCAGCGGGTACGAAGTTACCCGTATGGACTTCGAGCTGATCTCCGACCTGACAGACGCTGGCAAGAACCTGGTTAAGGCGCTGAACGGAAGCGGGAAAATGACCTTGCAGGCAGCGGCGGCCAACTTCGCTATGGTGGCTGCAAAGGCGATGGGTATCTCTGTCAGCAACTTCAAGCGCGACGCAATGGCCATTGCCAACGAGGTTATGGCAGCCGCCGGCAACTACGAGCTGCGGTACCGCCTGCTGAAAGAAACCAGGAATTTCAACTACTCCTCCAACGTGACCGAGGTTATGAACCTGCTGTACGAGGCTATGTGCAATGACGAGGATGCCTACGAGCTTATCAAGCGGGATCTCGTTGCCGACGATGCGCTGAAAACGGAAACCACCAGCACGGCCCAGCGGATCAAGGACAACATGAAGCAGAAGTACAACAAGGCCGTCAAGGCTGGCAAGGCTCCGACTGTATCCCAGAAGATCCTGGACGAGCTGGGTATCACGACTTCCTACACCCCTAAAAAGGAGGAGGACAAGTTCGGCGAGGAGGATCTGTCCGCTGCCCAGTACGAGCGCTACAACAGCCAGAGGGCCAGCACCTACCGCACCGTGGTTGACGAGATCTCCAGCTATCCTGGCTGGAGCGAGGTTGACGGCGAGATCAAGGACAAGGTGTCCAACGCCGCCACCACCTATGCAAAAGAAACCGCCCTGGCTGCCAACAGCAGCGGGCGGTATGAGGCGGAAACGAAGTGGATCTACTGGGCAAACGGCGGCGAGAGCTACCAGGTGAACGAGGCCGAGGCAATCTTCTTCAAGGTTCTGTACGACAGTATCCCCGGCGACGAAAAGAACGGCAAGACCGTAAGCGGCAGCAAGAAAAAGAATGTTCTTGCGGCTGCGGAGGAGTACATGCCCTATCTTTCCGACACGGCTCTGGAGTATCTGGCGGCGTTCTACTGGACACCCGGTGACAGCGACCTGAAACAGCGCAAAGAAAACGGCTGGAAGTAAAAAACGGAGGTTCGGGCAACAACCTTGCCCGAACCTCTTTTTGCTATTTTTTGCGTCTGATAAAATGCGCGACAACATGGGACACGACGGCAGCGGCGGCAGAAATAATTGGCGCTGCTGGAGAAAGTCCCTTGCCGATGCTGGCGGTGGCCGCCGAATTGAACAGAGAAATTATGGCCACATAATCCAAGACAGAACATACGGTGCTGGTTGCGACTGATTTTTTCCTTGATATTGCCGTTGCCAAAACTGCGCTAAACACTGCAACGGCGCACACTTGGCCAGCTGCGGACAAAGCAATAAAAGCAGCTGCCTCTGGATACTGCACGATGTTTAACAGCGTCGGCACGCCCGCGGCCACTGAAACGGCGATTGCCGAAACAGGGCCAGCCCAACACGCAGAAAGCAACGGAAGCACTAACGATACGGGCCTTATGGAACCGACTGATAAAAAATACCCACCAAAAGCGGCAGCAAATATTTCACAGACGAACAAAGAAGCTGAAAAGGCCGCTATATCCACTTTGCTGACCACACCTATTTTCTTTGCGTGGAGGCCAGAAAATAGTGCAAACGCTCCCGCTATAAAAGGCAAAAAGTAACTGCTCGCCACAGGTGAAGCGCCGATTTTGATGTTGCCTGCCGCTGACAATGCAGACAGGACTAAAAGAATTGCACCTGACACCACCAATGTGCGCTGTATAGATTTATCCCTTTTCATATTCCCTCCTCTGGGTTTTCCGTGCAATCCCTCAATTAAAGCCAAACGCCTCTGCGCTGGCGCTGCAATTTGTCCTCAGCATAAAATCCAAATAGTCTACCATATCCAGCGCCATTGCTTTTGCGATACCGCGCAAATGCACAAGCCCCGATCTATCCCCTGTCATATCTTCAAACACAAGCTCCATCTCGTCGGAAAAATCAGACGCAGCTATTGTGTTGCTGCCCGTAAAGATCGGGCTGGAGGGGCTTGTGGCCCTGAAAACGCTGAACTGCACGTTAATGTCCTGTGCCTCGCGCGGGATCGCCATGAGAAGTACATAGGAATAGCCACTTTCTGTGAATGACTGCATGAGGATAATTTCCTCCATTCCGTATTGCACAGAGTAGCGGAAACCCTCGCTGTCCGTTTCCTGGTATACAGGACACCAATTATCCTGCAAGAATGTATAGTTTTTTGCGAGCCATCCGTTCAATGCCTCAAAGGCCTCTCTCTGCACCGTTTCCGCAGACTGCAAAACGACAGTATTTGTGGAGCCGTCCCAGGAAACGGTTAACCCCAGCGCCTCGGAGAGGGCGCGTACCGGCAAGTAGTTTGTGCCGCTGATAATAAACGGCTCCACGGAGTTACCCTGCACGTCGCGCAGATCCAGCTCTACGCCGTCCAGAGTGACCTTAATATCACGATATTCCAGCTCCTTTGTGATTTTGCCGGTATACGCGGAAGCACCGACAACCATCGACATGACCAGCAACATAGTAAGCGCTCCGGCAAAGAATGACGGCAATCTTTTCATTTTTCTTTCCTCCTGAATTTTGAATTTGTATTGTTTACGGGGTGAAACCCACCGCCGGCCTCTGGTATGCTAACCGTGAATATGACCGCCGGAGGTGAGAAACATGGAACACTTGCTTTTGCTGGCAGAGATCGCCGGTGCTATCACGGGTATCGCAGCGTGCATCTGCCTTATTGCAAAGCCTATCAGAAATAAGGTGCTGGGCCTGGACGACGTGAAGGACGGGCAGAAGTGCCTGCTGCGAAGTGAGATGCTGCACACGTACTACAAACACCGGGAGGCTAACCAGATCCGGCAGTATGAGTACGAAAACTTCATCTTTCTGTATGAGGCCTATAAGGCCCTCGGCGGCAACAGCTTCATTGACCACATCTACAAGGAAGTGCAGGAATGGGAGGTAGTGACATGAAGAAAGTCACACGCCTGCTTTTCATTACCACGCAGCTGGCGGCCTTGTGCTGGGTGTCGATCTCGTATTTGATTGCCCTGTATGCCACGGTACGCCTGGGCCAGGTATTCCCGGTAGTTGATCTGTCCGAACAGGCAATTACCACGATCCTGGGCGTAAGCGTCCTGAAAGTGGTGGAAAACATCTTTGAGCACAACGACGGAGTGGTGTTCGGAACGAGCACTACGACCGCCAAAAAGCAAAATCGTGATTATTGAGGAGGGATACTGTCATGGAAATTCTGAAGCAGAAGTTATCCAGCCGTAAGCTGTGGGCGGCCATTGCCGGTCTGGTGATGGGCCTGTCTATGGTGTTCGGCCTGGATGAAACCACCGTCAGCACCGTTGCTGGTGCCGTGGTGTCCCTGGTGTCTGTCGTGACCTACATCGCGGCAGAGGGCCGCATTGACGCGGCTGCCGTAGGCAATGCCGCCGGTAAGGTGCAGGACGCTATCGACGCTGTGACCGGCGCGGAAGAAGGGCAGAACGATGTGTAATATTGAAACCCGCTACCTGACCAAAAACCCCTGCTACAATACCAAGCGTACCATTTCTGTTAAGGGCTTGATGCTGCATTCTGTCGGCTGCCCCCAGCCCAACCCCCTTGTTTTTATCAAGAACTGGGACAAGGCCAGCTACAACAACGCCTGCGTCCACGGCTTTATCGGAGAGGAGGCTGCATACATCACCCTGCCCGTCATGGAGACCCCCGGCAAGGCGCACCGTGGCTGGCACGGCGGCGGCGCGTCGAATAACACCCACCTGGGCTTTGAAATGTGCGAGCCGTCCCAGATCAAATACACCGGCGGCGCAAACTTCACCTGTTCCAATAAGGCCGCTGCCGTGGCCTACGTTGAGAAGGTGACGCAGAACGCGGTGGAGCTGTTTGCGGTGCTCTGTGCCTATCACGGCCTGGATCCCTTGGCTGACGGGGTTATCATCTCCCACGCAGAGGGCCACAAACGTGGTATCGCCTCCAATCACGGCGACCCCGACCACCTGTGGCGGCAGCTCGGCATGGATTACAGCATGGATAAGTTCAGGGCCGATGTTGCGGCCCGCATGAATGGAGGGAGCGAAATGCCTTTCACCCAAGCTGACTTCGATAAGATGATGGATAACTGGCTGGCCCGCCGGGAACAGAAGGATCCGGCAGACTGGAGCAAGGAGGCCCGCGAGTGGGCCGAGGAAAGCGGCATCATCTATGGTGACGACAAGGGCCGGAAGATGTACCAGGCCTTTGCCACCCGTGAGCATATGATTACGTTCCTCTACCGCCTGGCGGAAAAGCTGGGCCTTGTTAAGTAATCCTACCCAGAGAGGCGGCCTGCGCTGCCTCTCTCTTTTTTCGCTATATTTCGGGTTTAATCATCTTTTTTATAAGAATATCATTGCGGCGTGGTATCGTCAATATGCAAAAGATGATTAGGGCGGTGAGAGAGTGAGGCTGTATACTCTGGACGGAAAGTGCAATGCTTCTGGGCTGAAAATTAAGGAAGCCAGGCAGCGCCTTGGAATGACGCAGGAGGATCTTGCTGTAAAGCTGCAACTTCTGGGCCTGCAAATGGGCCAAATGGCGGTAAGCCGCATCGAAACAGGCAAACGCCTGGTACCGGATTTTGAATTGCCGCTGCTGGCGGAAGTGCTGGGAGTAACGACCGACTGGCTCCTGGGCAAAGAATAATCCCCCAACGATATGTTGGGGGATTTTGTGTTTATTCTACACAATACCTGCCGGATTGACGAGCGGGCTTACTTATGTAAAACTTTAATCATCATAAGCATAAGGGGGCCTGCGGTATGCCGCGTCTGACTTGGAATGATAAGCTGACAATAGAAAAAATGCTGAAACAGGGCTATAAGGCCCCGGCTATTGCTCGCAAGCTGGGCGTTCATCATAGCACCATCTACGACGAGATCAAGCGCGGCCAGGTGGAAATCCTGGATAGCGAGTTGCGCCCGATTACGGTCTACGCCCCGGAAATGAGCGAGGCGAAGCGCGAGGAAAGCCGGAAGAACAGAGAGAAGCCCCTGAAGATTGGCAACGATCACGCTTTGGCCGAATGGCTGGTAGACATGATCGGGACGCAGGGGTATTCTCCCTCTGCTGCCTGCGCCCTCCTGGGTAAGACCCCGGAAACCACGTTCTCCGTCACACTCACCCGGCAGACAGTGTATAAGTACATCGACGAGGGTTACCTGTGGCCGTTGACGAATAAGCAGCTGCGGTATAAGGGCAAGAAGCGCACCTACAAGAAGGTCAAGCGAGCTTCCAGGGCCAGCAAGGGCGACAGCATTGAGAAGCGCCCGGAACACATCAACAACCGGGAAGAGCCTGGGCATTGGGAAATGGACTGCGTGGAGGGCAAGAAAGGCAGCAAGCGCACGCTGCTGGTCCTGACTGAGCGCGTCACCCGCCAGGAGATCGGCATTCTCATGCGGGACCATACCGCTGCCAGCGTCGTTGACGCGCTGGATCGGCTGGAGAGGAAGTACGGCAGCCGCCGCTTCAAGCAGGTATTCCAGAGCATCACCGTCGATAACGGCCATGAATTCATGGACTGCGCCGGTATGCAGCGCAGCGCCACCGGCAAGGGCGAGCGCACCCATATGTATTACTGCCACCCCCGCTATCCCGGCGAGCGTGGCAGTAACGAGAAGCAAAATCAAATGCTCCGCTGGTTTTTCCCAAAGGGGACGGATTTCAGCAAAGTTTCCACCAGGGCGGTGCAAAAGGCGGTGTCCTGGATAAACAATTACCCGCGCCGTATCCTGGACTGGCACAGCTCCGCAGAGTTATTCGACGTGTTCCTGGCTGCCTGCGCGTAGTGTTTCACGTGCTACATAAAAATTATTTATATTTTTTTCGGGTTTACTACTTGACATTTGCAAGTGTAAATGCAATAATTAAACCCGAAGAATGTCGAGAGGCATCTTCGGGTGTTTTTTTACCCAAATACGGTATGCAGGACGGCAAATTACAGATCCCTCCGAAAGCTGATAATTCGCGCCGGGCAGAGTAGGACAGCTCTTGCGGCTGGGGTATCTCTGTGGGTTGGTGGGTACACCGCCGCCCTGCTTGCCATAGAGAGGAGGATTACCCAATGGCGAGATTGACCATGAGCGACCGCCGCACGCTTGCAAAGATGTATGGCGAGGAAAAAAGCGTGCTGGAGATCGCCAATAAGCTGGGCTGCCACCCCCAGACCATCTATGACGAGCTGAAGCGTGGAGCCACCGGCAATCTGGATAAAAACCACCGGCAGGAATACGACCCGGAGTTGGCCCAGAAAACGGTGCAGGAGAATATCCACCGCTGCGGCAGGCGACGGAGGGTGGCAATATGAGGGGCGAAGCAGCCCGTGAGGGCAGCGACTACTGCGAGCGGCAGCGCCGCCGCATGGCCCGCGAGGCGGCCCGGAGGAAGCGCCAACGCAAACGTCTGCTGCGCTTCATCATCGTTCTGCTGGTGATGTCATTCGCGACAGTCCTTCTTGCAAAGGCGACCACCGGCAAGGACGACAAGCGACCGGAAGAAGCGCCGGTACCGACAGCGCAGCAAATGGCCGTCAAGTTAGAAAACCCAGCAATCCCAGCGACTTTGCAGCCCGTGCCCACGCAAACGCCGGTAGCCAGTCAAGTAACGGAGGAGCCGTTACAGTACATAGGCGAGTTCCGCATTACTCACTACTGCGCCTGCAAAAGGTGCTGCGGCAAAAGCGAGGACGACCCCTGGTATGGCATTACCGCCACCGGCACCGTGGCCACCGAGGGCCGCACCATTGCAGTAGACCCAGATGTAATTCCCTACGGCTCCCGCGTCGCTGTGTTCTATGACGATGGGCGCATAGTGGAGTACGTTGCCGAGGATTGCGGCGGGGCCATTGACGGTCTGGAAGTGGACGTGTTTATTGCAGACCACGACCGGGCCTGGGCGCTGGGCGTGAAGTCCGGCAGCGTGTATATCGTGAGCGAGTGAAGAAAAATGAGAGCTGTTTTTAGATACCCCGGCTCAAAATGGAGTATTGCACAATGGATAATATCCCACTTCCCAGAGGGGTACGAAAACCTTGTGTACCTGGAGCCGTTTGCCGGATCTGGTGCCGTTTTCTTCAACAAAAATCCCGGCCGCGTAGAAACGATAAACGACCTGGATAGCGACATTGTCAACCTGTTCCGCGTCTTGCGTGATAGCCCAGACGAACTAAAGCGCTCACTCGAACTCACCCCTTACAGCCGAGAGGAATATGACCTTTCGTTCGAGCCGTGCGACGAGCCGGTAGAAAAGGCTCGTCGTTATATGGTGAAAACTACCCAGGCAATCGGCGCGAAACTGAACGGCAACAGTAAGTGCGGCTGGCGAAATCACAAGCAGATGAAGATTGGCGGAACGGCCTGTAAGTGGGGCGGGATCACGGACACCATAGACGAGGCAACAAAGCGCCTGCGTGGCTCAACCACAAATCTGGTACAAATCGAACACTTCGACGCCTTGGAGCTTATCCGTAGGTACAACAACAAAGACGTTCTCATGTATCTTGACCCGCCCTATGTGCGTCAAGCCAGAAGAAGCGGTGCGCTCTACAACCATGAGATGGATATGGGCGGCCAGCTATCCCTCCTCGATGCAATTACGCAGAGCAAAGCAAAGATCATAATTTCCGGGTACAACACCGACCTGTACAACGAACGCCTGCAGGGCTGGCACAAAGATATGGTGCTTTCTCAGACAACCTCGACAGAACTTGCAGAGGAAGTAATCTGGCAAAACTACACACCACCGGCAGAGCAACTATCGCTGCTTTGGTGACGCGAATTTTAGGAGGACAGCATGATTGTAGCCTACTACACCAACGACGAGGGCATTATCGTGCGGCATCACAAAATCCCTGACGATATGAACCCTCTGGAACTGCAAGAGAAGATTGCAGAGTACAACAAGAAATCCCGCGACAAAGCACACGTAAAAGAGATTGCGGACGGAGGTTTGGAAGCCTACCTCTTCGATCTCGCAAACAGGAAGCTGCGCCTGAACAAAGAAGTCGTGCAGGACGCCCTGGACGCGCTTCAGGAGGCGCGAGGCCTAATTGAGGGACTTATGGAGGGTATCTAATGAACAGATTGCAGGAGAGGCGCTTATCCCTGGGGCTGTCCCAGCCGGACGTGAGCGCAAGGCTGAAAGAGATTGACCCACGCATGGACGTGGGAATGGTATCACGATTTGAGCGCGGCGCGTGCTTACCCACGTTGCCGGTGCTGGAGGGCCTGGAAGCCATCTTGCAAGCCTCCAGGACGGAGCTATTCGGAATGGACGAGCTGGGCGCTATCCCGGAAAGCGAGGCCTCAGACGACGTTTCTACGTCCCCTATGACGGTGGCGCTGGCGAGCGTTATTCCCTTTGGCCGCCGCAACGCGATACCCCGCAAGGCCCTGGCGGAAAAGCTGGGTATCAGCGACCGTCAGATGCGCAAGGCCGTGGAGGACGCGCGCAACGAGGGCCTTATCATTCTCTGCGAGTGCAACGGGCGCGGCTACTACCAGAGCAGCGACCTGAATGAGATCCACGTGCAGTATATCCAGGACACCAACCGAGCAATGGCAATTCTTAACCGACGTAGACCCATGCGGGAGCTGCTCAAAGCGGCTGGCCGCAGCGTATAAAACCATTTTTCCCGACTTTTGATTTTATGGAGGTATTTATCATGGAAAACCAGACCAACGCAACCACCAATGAAATGACCCAGGAGCGGGAGGCTGCGATCCTGGAGGGTGCTATCACTCACTATGGCTCCGACGCGCAGATCGTCAAGGCCATTGAGGAGCTGGGCGAGTTGATCGTGGAGCTGGCCCGCCACCGTAACGGCCTGGGCAACGTCCAGGCCCTGCGGGAGGAACTGGCCGACGCTTTTGTGATGCTCAACCAGATGGAACTGATCTTCGGCGACGTGACTGAGATCGAAATTGCCAAGCTGGAGCGCTTGGAAGGAATGATCGAAAATGCTTCGGTGTAATCGCTGCGGCGAGGAGTTCTACGAGCCGGACACCAGGAAGTTCCGGGAAAACCTGGACGGCGAAAACGGCTGGTGGACGTACACCGAGGAATACTGCCCCCGCTGTGGCTCCCAGGATTTTGAGGAAGCCACAGAGGACGACGAGGAGGAGCCGGAGGAATAACCGGCCCACATCAACGAAACAGGAGGACAATACTGTGAATGACAACAACGAATTGATGGTAACCAGCGTCCAGAATGAGCAGGACGCACTCATGAACTTGGACTTTGACAATGTGCTGGCTCTGGCTGAACGCGCCGACAAAATGGTGGGCGCGCTGAATAAGATCATGGCCGCAGCCATCAAGATCACCACCCCGAAAGACTGGTGCCTGATCGGCGGCACCCCCTACCTCCAGGAAACCGGCGCAAGCAAGGTGGCGCGTCTGTTCGGCATCGGCTGGCAGATCCACCCCGGCTATCCAAAGGTAGAGTACGACGGCGACGGGTACCCGACCTACACATACCGCATGACGTTCCGCATGGGCGCACAGCAGATCGAGGCCGAGGGTATGCGCAACGCACATGACGAGTTTTTCGCCGGAAAGAAGCTGGATAAAAACGGCCAGCCCCAGAAGCAGAAAACCGTGGACGAGATCGACCTGGCCGACGTGAAGCGCGCCGCCTACACTAACTGCCTAAACCGGGGCATCAAAGGAATTCTCCCTGGCCTGCGCAATCTGGACGTGGCCGACCTTCAGAATGGCGGTATCAACCTGGAAAAGACTGGCGGCTACACGTTCAAAAGCGGCTCCAAAGGCGGTAACACCGGCAGAGCCGAGGACAGCGGCCTTGCCTGCGAGGCCTGCGGTACCGCTGTCAGCCAGAAAGTGGCCAGCTTTTCCCAAGGCAAATACGGGCGCGTGCTGTGCATGAAGTGCCAGAAAGCTGCTGACGCGGGTGCGCTGGACGTAGAATACCGCGAGCAGCCCGGCTACGATGATCGGGAAGCCCCCCCTGAAAGGCGGTGAGCTGAATGCTGACCGCACAGTACATATCCGACCGCGTGAGCGAGTTCGTGAAAAGCGAGATCAAGGTTTACCCCTGCAACAACCTCCGCGCCAGCAACATCGGCCACCCCTGCGAGCGGTACCTGTATCTGCTTATCAAGCATTGGGACGAGCAGCGCCCCCACGACGAGGGCCTGCAAAATATCTTCGACTTCGGCAACAGCGTGGAGGAGTACACGATCCAGAAGCTGAAGAACAGCGGCCTGGAAGTGATTACCCCCACCGTGCGCAGCTGGAAAGTGGAAAACCCCTTCATCACCGGACGCGAGGATATCCGCATCAAAGACCCCGACGATGGGCAGCTGTACCCGGCAGAAATCAAGGGCCTTTCCCCTTACGAGTGGGAGCGCCTGAATTGCGTGGAGGACTTCTACAACAGCAAGAAGCATTACGTGAGAGCCTACCCCTCCCAGCTGCTTGTGTACTGCTGGAAGTTTGAAAAGGAAAAGGGCTTTTTTATCCTCACCAATAAGCTGACCGGCGCGCTGAAAATCATCGAGGTACCATTCGACTGGGATCGTGCGGACGCGCTGCTGAAAAAGGGTGAGCGGGTATACACGGCTCTGGCAGACCCCACCGGCAAGACAATACCGGCAGCCTGTGACGATATTTCCGTTTGCGAGAATTGCGGCCTGTGCCATCTGTGTACGGCTCAGATCCAGCGCCCTGAAATGGACGTAGACGACGGCGAGCTGGAAGCCCTGATTGACGAGAAAACAGCCCTGAAGCCCTACGTCGATCAGCACAAAAAACTGGACGAGGAGATCAAGAAAAAGGTTGGAGAACGGGAAAAGGTGCTGGCAGGCAAGTACATTGTCACCGTAAAGACCATTTCCAAGCAGGCATATACCGTCGCTGCGAGATTGGAGCGACGCTTGACCGTTTCCCGCCTTTAAGGAGGCGAAGCTATGATCCCGTGGATACAGGTGTATTCCAATCTGCCGCAGCACCCAAAGACTTCGCGGCTGGCGGACGAGCTGGGCCTTACCAGCGCAGCGCTCAACCCCAATGTGCTGGCCGTCGGCCTGCTGGTGAGCCTGTGGACGTGGGCCATTCAGAACGCCTACAACGGTGATCTATCCGGCTGTTCTGCGCGCTCTATCGCAGAGGCCTGCCTATGGAAGAAAAAGCCGGAAACCCTGGTAAAGGCCTTAATCAAGACCGGATTTCTGGACGAGGATATGAAGCTGCATGACTGGGACGAATACGCCTGCCTGCTGATGGAGCAGGAGGAAAACCGCAGGGCAAAGACCCGTGAAAGAGTTAAGCGTTTCCGCGACCGGAAGAACGGCATTACAGAAACGCCCGGTAACGCTGACGGTAACGCCCCTTGTAACGTTACAGAAACGCCCGGTAACGCTTCTACCAGACCAGACCTTACCGTACCAGACCTAACCAGACCTAATATCTTCTCTGGTGGTGGTGACGCGCGAGCGCAGGCGCGCGAGGAAGTGAGCCAATTTTGCCAGAGCCGGGATTTAGACCCCGGTATCTACTTCGGCATGACACCGGACATACGCGATGCAATCAAAGCGTTTACCGACGCTCTGTTCGCCAAGTTCACCACCAGGCAGCCCACCGAAACCGACGAGGCCCAGGTATTCCAGGCCATCTACCAGAGCTACCAGAACGTGCTGACCGGAACTTGGCATATGCAGCTATCCCAGGACGCCAAAGACCTGCTTATGTATGCCTTTGAGAACGCCGGTGCCGCAGGAAAGGCCGGGGACTGGAAGTACGTGAACGGCATTTTGGAAAAACTGCGCCAGCGCAACATACGCACGCTGCGCGAGGCAGAGGACTACGACATCAACCGCGACCTTGATCGCGGGTGGACGATCTGACAGCAAGGAGGCGAGCAAAACATGGATTACTGGCACAAGGCTTGGGCGTGTCCGTTCTTCAAATGGGACGACCAGAAGATCGTAGGCTGCGAGGGCGGAAAGCTCCGCTTCCAGGACAAGGAGCACGCCGTGGAATACATGGACGCCTACTGCGCCGGTACCGGCTGCGACTGGAAGAAGTGCAGTCTTGCCGCCTCCCTGCTGAAATACTACGACAGACAAGGAGATAACGACCATGAGCAATGCGAAAGATAACCGGATCGCGCAGCTTCAGGAGCAGAACACCGAGCTTCACAAAATCTGCACCCGGCAGCGTGACAGCCTGGCAGCCCAGCAAGAGGCCATTGTGCAGCTGAATATCTCCCTGGACAGCACGCTTGCGTGCCTGGCCGAGAAGTACGGCTTCCCCAAGGCCCAGGAGGACGGAACCACGGCCCGCGTCCTCTCTATCAACGCCGAGGCATACCCCGGCGTGCTTGACCGGCTCAACGTGAGTGCCGCTATGGTGGACGGCCATTACGTTATCACGGTGGCTCCTAAGCCCCAGGAGGTAGACAATGGCGAAACAATATGCTGATCCGGCATCCTATGAGGCAAAGCTGGAAAAGGTCATGGGCCGCCTTGGCGTGGAACGATACGACTACGACTGGAGCCGCTTCGAGTGCTGGGTGGAGTTCTGGTATAAGGGCCAACCCTACCGCTTCGCCCACAGTGTAGAGAATGCCAACGCACACGGCGTTAACATCCGCTATGGCTCCGATGTGTTCGCCCAGGTGGTTCTTTCTCTGGAAGATCTGGCGCGGATGGTGGAGCGCGGCATTTATGACCTCTCCACCTGGGTAGCAGGTATGAAGTGCCTGGGCGCGGGGCGGACATTGGAGCCGTGTTTTGCCGCCCTGGGTTTCATTGATCGGCCAGCATCCGCAGAGGACGTGAAAGCACAGTATAAGCGCATGGCAAAGAGTATGCATCCAGATGCCGGCGGCGACGAGGCCGCATTCATCGCGCTGGGTGAGAACTACCGCCGGTGCCTGGAATTGATGGAGGGGAACGGGAATGGCCAGGTGTAGAGGCTGCGGCGCGGAAATTGATTGGATCAGGACGCGCGCCGGTAAGAATATGCCGGTTGACCCGGAGCCTGTGTTCGTGATCGTAGACGACGGCAACGACGTTTTCGTGAGCGACGAGGGCGAAGTGATCCACGGACGCACGGTACCAGCCAACGACGGCACCGCCGAAGTGGCCTTTGTGCCGCATTGGGCCACCTGCCCGGAGGCCGGACAGTTCAGGAGGAAACGCTGATGTGGAAACGGTTTAAGACCTGGCTTATCAAGCGCCTGGGCGGCTACACCAAGGAGGAGTACGACGACTGGAGCCGTATTCCCATCGTCAAGCCACCTATCATCCGGGAAGTTCATCGAACCGCCGAGCTGCACGCCGCGCAGATCATCAACATGGAGGAGCTGGCGGCGTACCGCGACGCGGTAGATCTCCGGGCAAGAGAGCGGATCGTGAGCAAGCTAACCACCGACATGATCCCGTACATAGCGTGGAAAAGCAGCGAGAACCGCCGGGACTTCACCGCAACCCTGGAGGGTGTTCTGGTAGTTCTGGAACAGGGGTGATCCTATGGCTGGTTTTGCATTAAGGCCTTGCCCATTCTGCGGCGCTCCCGCAGAGCTGTTCAGGGGCCAGCAGATGCGGGACGGCCACATGACGCATTACGTACTGGCACGCTGCACCAACTGCAAGGCCGGTACCCGCAGAACGGACTACCCGGCGACCGAGCCGTTCAGCGACCAGGAGGAACAAAAGGCCGCCAATCTTTGGAACAGGAGGGTGTGAAGTGCTGGTAGATGTTACGCTATTGCGATCTCCGATTAAGCCGAAAGCGGACAGCACGCTTCGCAATATGCGAAAGGCTGACCTGATCGAGTACGTCAGGAGCCTGGAACACAACCACAACGTCGCTGTTTCGTTCAACGAGCAGCAGGCGAGAAACATCGAGAAAATCCTGAAAGAAAAGGGCATTGAAACCGGGCGCTGGATCTGGAATGAGAATGCTTGCACCTGGGATTGCACCAACTGTCACGGATGGGTGAGCGGCGGCTCCCGTGTTTCTGCCTACGTTCGCTGCCCATTCTGTGGGGCGGTTATGACGGTGGTGTGAATATGGCCGAGATCATCAACCTGGACGCGGGCCTGCTGCCTGATTGCGCTGCCTGCCAGGAAGCCACAAAGCGCGTCGCTGCGCGCACGATGGACGTAGAGGGGCCGGGAGTACCCGGAGTGATCTACACCTGTGACAATAGGCCTTGCAAGGACAGGAAGAACACCATAGGAGCCTACATACTGCGAAAGGAGATTGCGAATGGGACTGAACAGTAAAGACCTGGCCCGCCTGGGGCCTCACGCACAGAAGCAGGTGCTTCAGAAGCTGGGCGCACAGCAGCGCCAGCGGGAGAAAAAGGGCAAGAAGCCCAACAAGTACAACGCCCAGCCAACCGACCTGATTATGCCCGACGGTACCGTGCGGCATTTCTCCAGCCAGAAAGAGGCCGCGCGCTTCTCTGAGCTGGATCTGCTGCAACGAGCGGGCGAGATCAACGGCCTGCGCTGCCAGGTACCCTTCGAGCTGATCCCCCGCCAAAAGCGGGCGGACGGCAAGTGGGAGGAGCCTTGCAAATACATAGCCGACTTCGTGTACCGGGACGGCTGCCGGTTGGTCGTGGAGGACGTGAAGGGCTACAATGACCCCAAGAGCGCTGCATACAGGCTCTACACCGTGAAACGGAAGCTCATGCTCAAAGTTCACGGGATCACCATCAAGGAAATCTGAGGAGGAAATTATCATGAACGACTGCTGCGAAGCCAAGAGACCCGCAACCATCTGCGAAACCGCCAAGAGAAACGGCCAGCTGATCGACGACATCAGCGCCGGTATGAGCACTCTGCTGGAGCTGCTGACCGGCCCCGCCAACAACGAGAGCTGCGACGTAGCAAAATCCCCCACCTGCCTGCTGGACGACATGACCCGCCAGAACATCACCCTGGGCGAGATCCACTTCAAGCTCAACCGGGCCGTCGAAGCCCTGAACGGGTAAGGAGGAAAAAATGAGCCGGGAAAATGTGAAGAAGTTTGACCTGTGCGGAGCCTGCGCCGAGCAGATGAAGGAAGCCTACTCCCTGAAGCGTGTGCATGGCGGAGTGGATAACAAGGTCACCTGCGACAACTGCGGGCGGCGACGCTATGGAGCTACATACGAGCTGACCAAGAAGAAAAGCGGATAAGTGAAGGGGCTGCCCTGGGCGTGAAAAAGCGTCCAGGGTATTCCCCTTTTCGGCATGGGGAAACCCCTCTCTCTTTTTTCTTTTATTTATTTTCTTTTTTCTCTCTGGGGAAAGGGTATATCCGTATATCTCGCGCGCGTAGCAAAACAGCCAGCCCCTACGGGGTGAAAACAAAGTCCCCAGTTGCTATGCTTAACTTTGATACGACGAAGAAAGGAGGCGGGTGTATGGCGAAGCCAGGAAGAAAACCGACATTCACGAGCGCAGAGGAAATTCAAACCAAGGTAGATCAGTATTTCAAAGACTGCCTGGGAACTCCATTCCTGGACGATGATGGACGGCCCATGCGTGATAAATTCGGCGAGATTATCATGATGGACGCGCGCCCGCCCACCGTCACCGGCCTTGCTCTGGCCCTGGGCTTTCACAGCAGACAAAGCCTGCTGAATTACCAGGCCAAGAAAGAATTTATGGACACGATTACACGCGCGAAGATGCGCGTGGAGGAATATTGCGAAACCCGCCTGTTTGATCGGGACGGCCAGCGAGGAGCGGAATTCAATCTCCGCTATAACTTCCGCTGGGCGCAGGAGGAAAAGAGCAGCGGGAACGAGGACAGCGCCAGCGGCGTTGTGATGATCCCGGAAGTGGGTGCCTCTGATGGCTAAAAACATCGTATGGCAGCCGCAGCCCAGGCAGGCGGTATTCATGGCCCGCCCGGAGTATGAAGCCCTGTACGGCGGCGCTG